TCAGGCTCGGGAAACTTCGACAAATTGGGGCGAAAACCAACATCGCCCAAAGATCGGAGGTAGTCCGCCATCGCGTCCTTGTCCACGGACTGACCATGCTTGTTGTCCTGGTACATGGCACGCGCGAATGCGTACATGGGAGGCACCGATCGATACTGCTGTGCAAGCCTAATGGCGTACAGCTTTAAAGATCCGGGCTTGTCCTTATCAAGCATATTGCTTGTGCACCACGCCTTCTCGTGGAACAAGCGCTTGATAGGCGGAGCGGAAACCAATCGACCGTCGACGATCACGGGCTTAAGATCTTTCATCAAAGCCCTCTCGCCGACGAACTCCAAGTAGTCGTAGCCCTTCGGCTCGACGACACGAATCTTGGGTTTCCAGCCCCACCGCGCAAAGAACTCCTCGATAACTGCCTTCGGAATCGCTTCCGAAAGCCCACCAGCGGTGTCGTCCCCCTCGAAACCAAGGCGTGCCAAGTGTTTCTTGGCCTTGCCGGTCTTAGGGTCGACCCCCTCCCTTGGAGAGACGTAAAAGAAATTACGCCCGCGGGATTTTACCCATCCAGTCACGGCCTCATCTAGGGTGGCTTCATCACACAAGAAGACAAACCAGGCGATGACGTTTTGGAGCCAGTTGCCTGATGACGTCAGGCGGTCTCCGCTTTCTCTCATCGCCCTTGGTAACTTGATGCTAATCTTGCATTTCGCACCAGCAGCGTCAGTGTAATGCATCACCCAAGTGGCCGCCTGAGTGCGCGAATCGACGATTCGCTCGAAGGCAAGCTCGAAGCCCTCAAGGCGTAAGAAAGAAGCAATGTGCTTCAAAAGTTCTGCCTCGAGCTCTTTCAGTGCCTGAATGACTCCCCATTCGAAACCAGTCAAATCGTTCTCAATCAGCATGAGCAGGTCGTCGATGCTGGTGAAACTGTTGAACAACTGGTAGAGCGCTTTCTCCTTAGCGCGCCCTTTGATGTTGGAGCCGCTCACACGGCACATTAATTTCTCGAAAATCCAGGCCACTTTGGCCAACGGCACCAAACGTTCCATGCCGTGATCCGCGATGGGCCGCGGTTTCTCTTTCCGAGAAGCCTCTGCCTTTATGAATGCCTTAATGCGAAGGCAGTAAGTCGTGAAGTCGAACTGAGGTTCATTACTCACGTTGGCAAAGACAGACTGTCTCGTCTTCCCGCTGAACTTGGAAGGTAA